CGCACGGCTAATACTAGCCCCTTGCCTTAATCAAATCCTGGCGATTAGTTCATAGTGAAAAACTCGGGCCTAAGCCCAAGTGAAAAAACACTATTCTAATCAGATTAGATTGCAAGGGCTTAGGTCAGGTAGACACTAAGTTTTAATAAAACCTCTACGCGAGGAAAAAGAAGCCGACCGTCCCGGTCTTCTTTTATTTAGGTGAGCCACGTAAGTGAAGCTGCAGCTGGTTCTTGATTTTTATAATCATATTTTCGAGGAACACTCAAAAAATAGAATAAATTAAAATCAGTACCAATCTCACAGTATAGATCAAGATTGTTATGATCATTCAAACTTACAGTGGGATCTGTTATTGTTGTAACAGCTGTGACACGTTCATTCTGTGTGTCATCCTTATCTCTTCCCATAACATAATAAGTTGGATCTGTTCCAACAAATCTAAATTTATTGTACTGTGGTACACTAACTTGCATACCAGTTTGGGTTCGTGAATTGATCAAGGATGATCCAGTTAAAGAACTTTCATCATGAAGAAAGTAAAATTTCGGAATTTCACCATAATTAGTGGAGGGCACTTGTTTTCTTTCCCTAAAGTAAGAAACACTACCACCATCAGTTTCTCTTGAAATAAGTAATTTAGTTAGAGACGAATCACCATTAAGGTTATAATGCCAATGCATAGATCCTCTCATTCCTACAAAACATGGTGCTAAGGTCGTGAATGGAGTGTTATGTGCCCAATTAAATTGAACATCTGCAGTATTGGCTTGGTTACGTACCATATGCCTACCATTTGGATCATTACCAAACGTGGGCGGATACTTAGTTTGCCAAAATTTAAACACAGTTTCTCTGACATTAGCTCCAGGATCAAGTGGTTCTGAGTAAGCTTTACATGTTCGTCGCATTACATTCCGAAGAGAATAATAGACTTCTCCAAAATTTACATCAAATATTTGTTTAGGAACATCAACTGAAGTTCCCATTGTATACTCTACTGCTTCATCATCTGGTATCATTTGAGATTGTGCTTGAAAATAAGACAAATCCTTCTGTATACGAGATGGATTAGCTAAAGTCATCTTCTCAGCATGCACGTAACATAGAACAACTACATTGGAAGTTTCATCAGGTCCTGTTAAAGGATTATATACTTTAAGTGCTAATCTTCCATTGTGCATATCAGTATCATAATTGGTAGTTGGAGTATTCAAACCTTTAGCAACACCAGGAAGTCGACCATCAGGATCAGCTCGTAAGAATGATTGAGGTTGAGTCCAAGGTACTCTAATTGAAAATGTGTCAGTTTCACTGATATCCACAATTTTAGTTTGAACAACTGATGATAAATCAGTCCCTCCAAAAGGATTACCAACAGGATCATATACAAGTTGTAAAGCTCCAGTATGATATTGACTTTTGATAATCTTAAAGGTATAAACGATCTCGCCTCTCCAATTTGAAAATAAGAGAGCAGCAGTACTTAAAGTTGTTTCTTGAATAGTAAAATCAAGAGTATTTTCAACTACAGCACGCATCATAGGAGAAACATTAAAAGCCATAAAGTAATCATCTTTCACAAATGATTGAAGCCAAGTTTCCTCTTGAATAAAAGATTGTCTTTTACAAAATCTGTCAATTGACAATTCGTCATGTCCTTCAAGTCCTACTGTTCTAGGATCTATTGTTAGTTCGTTTTTAGGATCAATTGATAACTTTTCCATAGGAACAGAAATTTCAGCATTTGCAAACGCATGAAATGGTACATCCTTAAATGGTGCAACGTTATCTATAACAGGAACATTAGAAAAACCAAATAAAGACGCTATTCCACCTATTAATTTAGAACCAAATGTAGCTACTTTAGCGAAAGGTCCTATAATAGGAACATCTTCTATAGATTCTGTAACTGATGCCACAGTTGAAGCAACCTTTGAAATAGGTCCTTTTCCATATTGATCATTCTTAGTTAACGCATTGACAGCTGGTGTCGCATCTTCAACTAAAGATGATTGTAATATATTTGCAGCAGAACAACCTGCCAATTTAACATTTGAAGCCCAAGCATAAATAATAACAGTACAACCTTTTGTAGATTGTCCATTAGCACTTTGCAATGGAGCTAAATGATATAATTGTAATCTACCAAAATCTTTTACTTCATTTAAACTAGTTATTTCTAACCAATTTTTATAGTGAAAGAAAGGTAAAGTCATTTCTCCACCCTTGTTCTTATGGGGTTCAATAATAATACCCATTCTCTGAGAGAAAGGTATTCGGTTTAATTCATTATCATCATCATATTGCTGAAAGGCTGTAAGACCTACCTGCGGATGATAAGATAAACCATAAGCTCCATAAATGAAAAGGTGAACACTTCACCACAACTTTGATATTCAAATCACACTGTATGAATGCATAATTCTCTAATTTATTCTTTACAGAAGGTGTATTAAAGAAATCAAACCAAGGTGTAATTTCTATATCAGAATATGCCTCTCCTTGAGGTATATTTTTAGTGTAGATAGCAACAGGTCGTTCAAGAAATTTATTAATATCATAATCACCTGTGTGAATAGATGATGTAATGGAATCTATAGTTCCAGTTTGACCTACATCTTCACCAACATTAGAATCAACAAAACCAACAACTTGTTGTTGATCAATTTCCCCTTCAGGTATTTCTAAAATTGGTGTAGATTGCAGATACATATTGTCTACGCAATTGTGTACAGCTTCAATATCATCTTTGGTAAGATAATAATCACTGTGTGGGTGTAATAAGGGTACATTAAAATCTATGTGGTCATAGATACCCTCAGTGACTAACATATAATAAGCAAATAGATAATCTTCATATTTGATTGTCTCATAAAAAGTCATGTTATCATATTCTCGCTGAAATCTTGTGATATTATCAGCAAGATATGCATTAAAATCGTTTTGCTGTGTAAATGTTAAGTCATATTTGTTGTATCGAAGTTTATCGATATTGATATAATTTTCATGAGGTATTATATCGACACTCTCTTTAGTTAAACAGTTAGCAGTTTAGTTATTTACTGACTACACTTTAAAACTATCCGTGTAGTAGATATGATTTTGTTTGTGTCCAACCAACACTTTCTTAAAAAAGAATTTTAGGGATCGCCTAGGTAGGAAAAAATGTATATATCCATTCTTATAAAAATACTCAAATCACATAAAATATATAAAATATACAGTAACTATATATACATGCTACATTTTGGTTTGCCTCAGCGCGACAATATAGCTATCACCGCATGTAATTCAGATTACTCTGAATTCTTGTTGAATCTATCTCTCAAACTCTCCCATGAAGGAAAAACTTGGTCATAGATAGGTTCATACCAATCTTTGAGATCACTTTTGTCAGCAATCTCTTGGAGAAATTTGCGTTTTTCTTCAAATCTCTCCCTGCCATAGAAGAAATATTCATTGACAGCACTTTTGATTATAGCCACACAACGTGGTTCCATTTCAAGTTTCTTTTTATCGTGATAACAAATCATTAAAGATTTATTGATTGAATCTTCTTCTAGTGGACAGAGGTAAGTATTCATATCCTTGTCCCATCGCCATGTGCGTTTTAAAAAAGAAGCCTCTTTAATATCTATATAAGGTACAGATTCTGCTTCTTTATCCGCCATGGTATATGTGATCCCAATATCACCAAGTACTTTTTGCATACTTGTGTGATTGAACCACGGAGCTCTTTCGCTTACTGACATAACGTTATCGTCACCATAAGTGATTAGTTTTACATTTTGTGCAAAACTCAATAATTCATCAGCTTCATTTAGATTCAAATATGAATATCTCACATATAGTGAGTTGGCCAAACCGTTGATAATAACAGTTAGAGCATGACCTGATGGATTAGATCCAAAAGATTCCATTAAATCTCCATTATAATCAATTAATGGGAAAGCGGTATCTTCAGCTATACCCCAAACAACTTTGAGGTCATTTTCAGTAAAACCAGCTTTTGCACACAGTCTATATAGGATCTTGTAAGCTCCTAAAATGATACAAGGTGGCATCCTTTTGTCAAATGCCTTATAATCACCAGAAATGATACGATCTGTACCATTTTCAGCTAAATAATTATAAAAAGTTTCCCATTCGGTAGATTGTGTATTGGTCCCAGGGGCACACTCAAAAATTAATTTGTTCTTTTGAATACAACGAACAGCAGATAGTAAATATTTCCGTACTACAAAACTCCAATCCATTGGAGCTCCAGTAAAAACACGAGTTTTACCTATGGCTGCTTTTTTAAAAGTTACTGCTTCGTCTTTAAGACTTCCACAGAAACATGGCATATATCGTTCACCTGAATGATATTTCGAAATAATATGATCAACACGATCTAATATTTCTTTAGTGGGCATTCTTGGATCTGGTGCTAATTCTGTCGGTTCACATTCTTCTAAATAGTATTTCTTACATTTTTTCCAAGGATTACCAGCACTGGTTGATCTTTTCATAGCATCAACATAAGCAACACCAGCGGCACCATTTACGGTAGTCATATCGTCATAAACATGTATATCTAAAAGATCCTCATCACTTAATTGTGAATTTATCTTATCCCAAAAAGCGTCAATGCATCTATCTAATTTAGATTCATCAATTTTATTCACTGGATTAACCATATCTAGGGCTGCTATTCGCCATGGTTGATAAGAGTCCATAACTGGGACTGTATGTGTAGGTTTGTAACCTGCATCCATGAGATGCTCAAACATCAAAGTTTCAGTAACTTTGCTAGTATTCTTTCCCTTTCTTTCAAGAAAAGATCCATAAACTTTAGCAGTACCATGCTCGATGAATCTGAAAGTGCACTTATGATGTAAATCAACAAGTTTTCTAGATTTTGAAGGAGCTGACAATAAAGGTTGTCCAGATTGAACTATTGGCGTTTCTAAATCATTCATATATTGTTTAATAATATTGTATGGAAGGTATGAACTAACAACATCATTGTTAACTACTGATCCCAAAAAATGGAAACCTATGATCATAGGTCCATAACCACTCTCAAGAATCATTAAGGATCCACAATCACCATTCACTGTTTGAGTTTTAGCTACACTACATAAGATAGTATACCAGAACCCAATTTACTGGCTTTAGGACCCAAATTAACAATACGTTTCAAATCATTAACTAGGATAGAACCATCACGTTTTCTATTGATGTAAAATCCATTTCCCATAACAGGAAGATAAGATTTAGGAATCAATTCTACAATTGATTTTTTAGCTGGAACGCTAGAAATTTCAAAGAGTGCTAAGTCATGTTCAGGATAGCGTGCTATTTTCTTGTTACTAATAACAACATCACAATTTTCTGACACACCTGGTGTCTTAACCATAGATGTTATTGACATAGTAATGAGATCAGTATTCGGTAAAGCGTGATTGTTAATCATATAAGTGTGACCACCTAAACAAGTAATAACATTATGATAAACCATACCTTCACGATCTGATTTTATTTTAGCATGACAAACATTTTTTGATAATTTCTCAATTAAACAAGAACGAGACATAGTACTCCAAGAAACACTTTTAACAGGCGCATCAAATGTAGTTAATTCAAACGCATCATTTCTCCAGGGATTTTCTTTTTCATCATTACCTCTTGGAACATGTCCTATAGTTGAGGATAAAGTACCTTGAACAACGGGTTGATTTTCTTCTTCTTCGTGGGTCTCCTTTTTACCAAAAAATTTGTTAAAGAAAAATGATGTGACATTAATAATTGTTCGAGCATATAGATGACCACCAACAATGGCAGCACTAATTGCTAAAGTACTCATCAGAATTTTTCTCATCTTTTCATTTTTTGGTTCCCAGCGACTTTGCAAACGTCTTCCCA